GTGTCAATCTTGAGGGCGAGGAGAAAAAGAAGAAGTATCCTTACTCATGAAGAATTATCTACAATGGCTTGAAGAGGATGGCTACTACGTCCGCGACACATGGAATGAAGTCACAAACCAAATGGACGGTGGAGCAGGGAATTTAAGATTATTTCCTTTTCAGAGAAAAATTCTCGGCAAGGCCCTGACCTTCACCCCGGAAGGGAAGTTGCCATATGAGACAGTCTTATTCTCTACGATTAAGAAATCGGGTAAGACCGCCATCGCTGCCTCGATTGGTGCATGGTATGCAGAACAGAGCAAACCCGGAACTGAAATCTTTGTAATTGCAAATACCCAGGAGTCTGGTGCGGGTCTTGCCTTTCGTGACTTGCGCTTTCATTTTGAGAACAAGCAACAGTTACTTGGAAAGAAATACTGCAAGATAAGTGAATACCGGATTGACTTTGCCAATGGTACTTTCATTCAGGTTCTGGCACAGTCCTACAAGGGCAATGCGGGTTCTCGTCATGCTTTGACTCTATGGGATGAACTCTGGGGCAGCACCTCTGAAGCAGACAGGCGCGCATGGGATGAAATGATTCCCATCCCGACCGTTTCGAATTCATTGCGCTTCATCTCGACTTATGCTGGATTTTTGAATGAGTCGGAACTCCTTTGGAATCTGTTTGTTAAGGGTGTAGATGACGAGGAATTAAAGACGATTGGAAACCTGTCTGAGCATGGTGGAGGTACCCGTCTTAAGGAGTTCGGAGACCTGCCCTGCTATGAAAATCATGACCTGTTCTGTTATTGGGACCACGAACCTAGACTGCCATGGCAGACTGAGGAATACTACCAGAAGGCTATGACCATCGAACGGCCTGCTGCTTTCATGCGCTTACACATGAATCAATGGGTAACATCTCACGAGGAGTATCTGCCTGTGGAATGGTGGGATACGGCTACCAAAAGCTTCCCCGGGAATGCCCTGAATTGGTCAGAACATCCCTTCCGATTTTGGCCTGTTACAGTCGGAATTGACGCAGGTATCAAACGTGACAGTACCGCTCTGGTGGCAGTTGGGTATGATTCCAAGAAGGCCAAACTGGGAATTGTGTATCATAAGATTTGGTCCCCGCACGCAGGGGACCAGGTAGACCTGGATGTGACCGTTGAAAAGGAACTCTTAATGCTTTATAATAAGTTCAAGATTGTTTCCATTGTGTATGACCCTACACATCTAATGCAAACGATGTTGCGGCTACGGTCAAAGGGACTCCCTACTAAACAATTCGACCAGACGATTCCAAACATGACAGCCGCCTCACAATTGCTTTACGATTTGTTCAAGAATCGCAATCTGGAAGCATATCCTGACGAAGAATTACGTCGTCATATACAGATGTCCGTGGCGGAAACAACCAGCCGCGGCTTCCGTATTGTAAAAAATAAGGTATCAAAACGCCATCACATTGACGGAGCCATTGCTCTGGCAATGGCGGCCTATGAGGCAGTACAGAGTGGCGGAGTAGATATTTCAATTCCTGTGCGCCTGAGGAGTCCATATTCAGATGCGACCCAGTGGAAGGAAACCGAGGATGACCCGAAGATACCATTCGAACTTACAAATGACGTGGAGAGTTGGTAATGTCTAAGATGATTCGCGATGCAGGCCCCGATGATGAGATAAAATCCGTCCTTGAGAGGGTCAAGCAAGGCAAAGAGTTCATAAAGAACTGGCATACAAATATCAGGCACTGGAGAGATTTGTATGACATGAAGCACTATAAGGGCACAAAGGCTCGCTCCAATGAGACTCAGTTCTCTGACCCTACCCATACCAACACCACTGACCTGGCTGTTGGAATTATGCTGGCGAATACGATTCGCTGGCACTCTTTCGGTATTGTTCCATCGTTTCAGGAACAGAAGGAAACAGGGCAGGTTGAGAAGGTAATTGAGGGTATTTGGTCTATTAATGACCTACGAGAAGAGAAGAACAGCCTATATGAGGTCTTCAGGAACTTTTCCCGGGATGGTGGCGGGATTATCTATTCCGTGTTCGACCCGGATATTGCTGCCTCTGCCGAAAAGGTTATTGATATGCCTGATGCCGATAGCCCCGATGGGGTTAAGCCAGTGCGAGTATTCACAGAAATCCCGGTCAGGGCCCAGATAATTGACCCCCTGAAATTCATTGGTGTTCCCGGCGGCCCACATCGTTGGCAGATGGTCGGTCGCGTTGAGAATATGTCTGTGCGTGAGGTGGAACTTCTGTATGATGTGGAAATTCCCATGTATAATTCCATGCCCCCCGAACAAAAGGCTACTGCCAAGGGGGAATTCATGGATATCTGGGAATATGTAATGGTTACTTCCATGAACGCCGAAACCGAGGAAATCCTAGGCAAGAAACTTGCAGTTCGCAATACGGTTTTGTTTGATAACTTCGCCGTAAAAGAGCCCAGGATTATGGAAGGCTATACAGAACTTCCGTACACGGTGCAGTTCTTCAAGCCGACCGGAGATAAGTCCGAAGAGTGGTCCAATATCATGGTTCCCATGGAATCATCCGTGTCGCTCCTGGAAAGAGCCATCAACCGGCGTTCCCATCAGATTGATGTATATACCGGCCTTCCCATTGTCTCCAAGACCCAGCCGGGACGCGTAGTGCAGGTGGATGCGGGTCTGTTCGAGCATGTGCAGTTGGCGCCCGATGAGACTATCGAATTTCCCGCATGGCCCGGAAACGCCCCCGATGTGCAACTGCACATTGATTTTCTGCGCACTCGTACCAATCAGTCGGGCTTCTCGGAAACCATGTTCGGTAGTGGCGGTTCAGGTGATGCTGCTGGATATGCCATCGCACAGGCTGTGGACATGAATCGCATTCGACTCGAACAACCTATTACCCACATGGAACTTCTGCTCAATATATGGGCAGTCAAGGTTTTGAACTTATTGACCACCTTTGGCGCAGACCGGCATGTTTGTGTGTACGGACAACATTTAGGCAAGGATTACAGGGACTATATTGAAATAAACTCTCTGAAGGGTTACGCTCTGCGTGCTGAAATTCGTCCCAACTTCCCTGCCGAGCGTTCCCGCAAAGTTGCCATGGCTACGCAAATCAAGGGTATTCTTTCTAATCATACAATCATGGAACAGTACCTTGACATCGAGCAGCCCGAGGATGAGGAGCAGAGGAAACTCATCGAAGCCGCCACATTCAATCCCATTACCATGCAGTACGCTCTAATTGCAGAGATGACTGCCAGGGCCAATGAAGGCGATAAGGTGGCTGAAATGACTTTACAGTCTCTGATGAATGGCGGCTTACCGGGGCAACCGGGACGACCGGATGGAGGCCCCAAGCCGGTATCTGCCGGTAATCTTGGTGGTACTCCTTCTGCCACTGGAATGCCAACACCCCAGGAAGGCGGCGGGGAACCAGCAGGCCAATCCGCTGCCGATAGACTTGATGCTGTTGCGAATACCGCACCAAAATTAACAGGAGCATAATATGGACACATACGCTGACGCAATCAATGCCGCTCGCAAAGCTGCGAGAATAGCCCTGACCCGCTCCGCGAAAACTACGGGCCAGAGTCAGGATGATGACCTGAACATCTATCAGAAATTGACCCCCGAAGCCTTCAATGTGCTGGTGGCTACGTACGGAGCAGACAGCGTGGCAAAGTACATCCGGCACATGGAAGTAAAACGAATCAAGACTGGAGTGTAATATGGCGACTACTACTACGGCACCTTCTATTCCAAACGCACCTAAATGGTGGATTAATCTTCCTGGCAAAGGCTATGATACAGCCGCCAATGCCCTGATTCCTTTTCTGTCTCCAGAGAATCAGCGTTCTGTTGGCTCATATCTTGCAAACAAGCAGACTTCTCTTAAGTCCTATGCAGATGCGCCCTATGCACCTACTACCCCCTCCACGCCTGACACTTCCCGCTACTTTATGAGTTCAGCTAGAGCCCAACAGGCTATGACCGCACTACAGAACGCGGGCGTTACTACTGGAAGTGGATACACCTACCTGAAGAACATCCTATCTACTCTTCAGCGCCTGGGTGGCAATGGTGGCCCCATCACGCGCGGGAGCTATCAGGAGCTTGTGAATGCTATTAACGCCATCAATGCACAGGCTAAGGGTGATTCCAGTCTGAAGAATTATCAAACCCTGGCTGATTATCTGGTGAATCCCACATTCTCAGCAGGGCGTCAAACGGGCGCTGCGACTCAGACCCAGACCGGAAGGACTATTTTTGGGAAACCTAACACTTCCCTTTTCTCCTAGAGTATAAGGACATTTAATGAGCAAAAAGAAATATTTGGAATATCTTGAGCGGCGCAGAGAAAAGAAAGCCGCTTACGAGTCCTACATCTTCAGGAAAGGCACACCTAAAGAACAGGCGGC